GTGGCGCTCCCCATGGTCGGCGTCATCATCGCCGCCACATTTCTATTTTAGGAGACCGACATGAGCCTCACCGCAAAATATCGCCCGTCCGACTTCGAGCACTTCGTGGGCAACGCCGTGGCCGTCAATAAGTTACGTGCCGTGCTTGATAGCGGGGATTGTCCCCGAGTCATGATGTTTGCCGGGCCGTCCGGCACCGGCAAGACCACCCTGGCCCGCATCGTGGCGCAGGCCATCGGTTGCCACAAATCCGACTTGATGGAACTCAACACGGCGGACTACCGCACCATCGACGACGCCCGCGACCTGGGAAGCAAGGTGCGCCTGGCCCCGATGTTCGGGAAGGTGCGCTGCTGGATCATGGACGAGGTGCACGGGCTAACCCCGGCCGCCCAGGAAGTGTTGCTCAAGGTCCTGGAGGAGCCGCCGGCGCACGCCTACTTCATGTTGGCGACCACCGACCCGCAGAAGCTCAAACCCACGTTCCGCAGCCGGTGCATGACGTTCGAGCTGCAATCCATCGGGGAGAAACAGATCGGGATGTTGCTGCGGGACATCTTGGAACAGGAGAGGAAGTCCGTGCCCGATGATGTTCTCGACCAGATCTGCCAGGATTGCCTGGGATCCGCCCGGGACGCCGTCACGATCCTGGAGTCCGTCATGAACCTGCCGGAGCGGCAGATGTTGACCGCGGCCAGGAAGTCGGCCAGCGATCAGCAGGCGTCCATCGATCTGTGCCGGGCGTTGATCCGGCGGGCGAGGTGGGGGGAGGTGGCCAAGATACTATCCGCGCTGGAAGCCGACCCCGAGCAGGTACGCATGGCGGTGCTGGGGTATTGCAGGGCCATCCTGCTCAAGGAGCAAAACGACACGGCGTTTCTGGTGATGGACTCCTTCAAAGACCCGTTTTACAACACCGGCCAGGCCGGGTTGGTCCGGGCCTGCTATGAGGCGGTGAACAAATGAACATCAAAGAGATGGTGGCAACATACCTGAAGGAAAAGGGATACGATGGATTATACAATGAGGAAGGGGGATGTTCGTGCCCGTTGGATGATCTTATCTCCTGTGATGAGTGTCCTGCGGAAGGGGGCGAAGCGGGTGTTTTGGAAGTCCGGAGGTGCCCGACCTGTAAGTCCGGATTACATTGTGAGTGTTGCGGTGAATGTATTGACGAGGATTGTCTTATGATAGTTCCGGGGGAGCCGACCAAAAAATAAATTTTTTTGAGCCAAGCAGCTTGCCGGGGCATCCGGAGTATAATATAAACAGGACGTCGGGGTGAGGCGGCACCTACCCGCCATCGCAAACCCATCCGGTGGTTTGGATTAAAACCACGACGTCCCCTACGATACCAAGGAGACGACATGAGGAGCGATATCAACAACGCCAGACCCGCCCTGAACTTCGAGGAAGACCTAAAGATCAACGTAAACCGGCTTGACGAGGAATGGGAAGCGCAACCGAATCTGTTCTTCGCCTATGCCGCCGAACTCGCCAAGGCACGCAAGGCCAAGGATCTCGCCAAGAAAAACCTGCTCATCGCCCGCGCCCGCGTTCGGGAGGCGCTGCAGGCATCCGGCGGCAAATGTACGGAGGCCAGCATCGAGGAAGCCCTCGCCCGCACCCCGGAATATGACGCCTATGACAAGGCGTGCACCGACGAGGACTATATCGACGGGGCCGTCAAGGCTATGTACCAGCGCAAGGAAGCCCTCCAGGAAATGGTCAAGCTCATCCAAATGCAGTACCTGGCGTCCCCCAAGGAACCGCGGCCGCTCGGCCGTTCGGCAGAAAAGGAACGAGCGGATTCCCGCGTTGGTTCCCGTTTGCGAGGGGAAAAATGACCGCTGCCGTCGTTTGGCTCACGCTGAAATTGCTGCTCATCGTATTTGCGGTTGTGTCGGTGTACGTCCTGGCGCGGCTGATTTTTTCGGCGTGGTTCCGCAGCAAGTGGGAATGGGAACTGACCCCGAAGTACCCGCAGTCCGACATGGTGGACGCGGCCCGGCGGGCCTGCAATTACGTATTCAAAAAACCAAAAGCGAAAAGGAGAAATTGAAAACGATGGCAAGAATAAACAACGCACGAGGGGAAGACCGGCGAAGGACGTTTCGGGACAGGGTGCGTGACCGCGAGAAGCAACGCAAGACTGGCGGGCGCAGCTTCAACCTCCCGTCCGGGGTCGGGTATTACGACAAGAAGAACGCGAAGGCCGTCGGGGATTCCAAGGTGTCGTACCTGGATATCATCCCATACACGATGAGCATGGAGGGGATGCGCCACGCCGGAGTGGGGGAGCTGTGGTACGAATGCACCTTCCAGTCGCACTACATTAACCGGCGCTCATTCGTGTGTCCCGGCACCAGGGCCAGGAAGTGTCCGGTCTGTGACTATGTGGGCGAATTGCGCAAGGATCGAACCCCGGAAAACGAAAAGATCATCGGTGAACTTTATGCCAGGAATCGGCAGGCGTTCAACGTCATCGACGTAGACAACCCCGAAGCCGGAATCCAAATTTTAGAGGATTCTTACGGGAATTTCGGGAAGCAGCTCAACAAAGAGTTGGCCGAGTCCGAAAACGAACACCCCGAGTATGCTGGTTTCGCCGAGCTCAAGGGCGGGTTCACGCTGAAGATCCGATGGGACGAGGAGAAGCAGGGAGGCGGCAAGACATACCTCAAGGCCGGCCGCATCGATTTCATCCCGCGCAAGAAGGACTATCCCGAATCCATACTCGAAAAAGTCGTGGACTTGGACAAGGCGTTGATCGTTCCGTCGTTCGAGGAAATCAACGCGGCGTTCAATGGCGAAGATGACGAGGAAGAAAGCACGCCGACGAAGGACGCCCGTGAATCCGAACCGGAGGATTCGCGCCCAGCCCGCAACCGACGGACCAACGATGAGGAAGAACCGGAGGATCGGTCGTTTGACGAGGACCGACGCGCGCGTCGCGAGGATCCACGTCCCCCGGCCCGACGTGGCCGTGATGACGAGGAGGAAGAGGAACGCCCCCGCGGCCGCCGCGGCGACGAGGAAGAGCCGCGCCCCCAGGAGAACAAATGCCCGGTGAAGGGCGGCGAGTTCGGGACCGACAACGAGACATACTCCGAGTGCCGCGACTGCAAGATCTGGGATGCGTGCACCCGCGAATTCCGCAACCGGCGTACGGGCCGGAGGTAGGCCATGCCGCGCAAGGGTTTCGTTGGGGAAATGATCACCACGGCCCAGGCCATCGCCGTGGTGTTCGAGCGCCGCGGGCACACCATCACCCGCGCCACCATGATCAACTGGTGCAAGAAGTACAAGGTGGGAAAGCAGCTTGAAAAGGGACAGCCCTGGTTCATCGACAAGGTCAAGCTCGAAAAGCTGCTGGACAAATACAAGGACGTGCAGGGATGAGGACGAAGCCGCTGTCGGAGCAGGTCAAGGAATCGGCGAACAAGAAGGAGGAGACGGCACCCTCCAGGAAGCCGCTGTTCTCCACCGGATCGACCGAGTTCAACCTGGCCTGCTCCGACCGGGTGGATGGCGCGTTCGCCCCCGGGACCATGGTCAACATCATTGGGGATTCGTTCGCGGGTAAGACCGTCATCGCCCACAGCATAATGGCGGAGGCGAAGGTCAATCCAGCGTTCGCCAAGTATCGGTTCATCTACGACAACAAGGAAGCCGCGGACAACACGGGAATCCGCAAACTGTTCGGGTCCGTCCTGGACGACTGCATTGAGCCCGCGCCATGCGAACGCGGATATTCGGTGACCATCGAGGACTTTCAGTCCAACATCATCCGGGCGCTGCGCAAGATGAGCCCGTGCATTTATGTCGAGGACTCGCTGGACGCGATCACCTCTGAGGCGGAACTGGATCGGCTCGATAAGCGGGCGGACGGGAAAGAAATCAAGGGGTCCTACGGAATGGAGCGGGCCAAGGGATTGAAGCAGTTGCTAAGGGTGATCAATGACGAGTTGGAGCGCACTGACTCGCTGCTGATCATCATAAGCCAGACCATCCAGAACATCGACCCCATGGCGTTCGCGGAAAAGAAGCGGGCCGGGGGCGAGGCGCTGAAGTTCTTCGCGGCCCATGAAATATGGCTCGGATTGCGGGAGAAGATAAACCGCAACGTGAACGGCAAGGACCGGATGATCGGGGCGCACACTCGCGTGCGTGTGACCAAGAACCGAGAGACCGGGAAGATGCGGGAGGCAGACTTCCGGATATACAACAGCTACGGCATCGACGACCTGGGCGACTGCGTGGACTTCATGGTCCGGGAAAAGTTTTGGACGAAAAGCAGCACCGGGGTCATCGACGCCATGGACGATCTGAAGATGAAGGGAACGCGCGAAAATCTGATCCGCCAGATCGAGGAAAAGGGAAAAGAGGATAGGCTGCGCCGCCTGGTCGGGCGGGGATGGCGGGAGATCGAGGACAAGCTGAAGCTGACTCGCAAGCCGCGATACCGATAGTGGAACTGGTGGCGAAACTGGCAAACGCAACGCTATGAAAATAGCAGATAGTTATGGGTTCGAGTCCCATCCAGTTCCAGCCCCGCCGTCAAATACGTGGAGGGAAAATAGAAATGGTCATCATAGGGATTGATCCTGGAAGCACCGGGGCGGTGGCGATACTTAGGGGGGACGGGTTGCGGATCGTGGACACCCCGACATTCCAAGTGGAGAACGGGAAGTCAAAGAAGACGGGGAAGATGAAAAAGAAGACCATTTTTGATGACGACCAGATGGCCACCGTATTGAA